GATCCGTTCGCCCAATGAAGCGATCTGCGGCCCCGCCAATCCTGAAATCGCTATCAGTGAATTTATCTCTCCGCTAAACGCCTTGAGTACAATGGTGCTGCCGGGTAATTTGGCGGCGACTACAATAAGCTTCAGAAGCGTATCCGCAACGGATTTCACACTCTGAAGAATGTTCAGTGTCGTGCCGGCGATGGCGCTATCCAGCGAGTTGAATGCAAACTGCACCGTATCGATAGCGCGCACCGTGCCTGAGAGAACTCGCACGAATCCAATGATCGCATCTGAGACGATGTTGTACCCGCGCTGGTTATCAGAGAGGACACTATTAAATTTCGAGAAGAGATCGCGTACCGCTCCGAGGGCTTCTGAGACTGTCGCATTCTTCGTGATGGCATCGCCCCACGTGGCTAGCAATTGCGTCCAGCTCGTTTTCATCCCAGTCAGCTGGCCGGTATAGGTCTTAGTGAGCTTGATCGCATCACCCTGTTGGGCCGCCGCTTCTTTCAGGATGCCGTTATAGAGTGCCGTCCTGACGCCGACGTCGGTCTGCGCGCGAGAGAGATCCTGCGCACTGAAACCAGCTTCTTTGAGTATCTGTGACAGGTTTTTCGTAATACCGGAGTTGTCAACGAGTATAGAGTTCCCATTCTTGACGCCTTCCGTCGCACTGCGCACAGCATCGCCGAACGACAAGGCGCCCTGGCGTCCAAAGGCTGCCGAGTCCTTGAACGCTTCCATCAATTTGGTGGCTTGCGGCAAGCTGAAGCCAGTCGCTAAGAGATTCTTGAGGCCTGTCGCGGAATCTTTCAGCGGCAGCAACCCGTCCGCTGAGAGCTTTTTAGCTGCCGCCGTGGCGCTGTCCGTGCTGGTCCCGAAGGCTCGCGCCACGCTCGACAACCCAAGGAAGGCATTCTGAAATTGCGACGAGAACGTGACCGCATCTCGAATCGCCCCCGCGAACCCACTCGCCAGTGATTGCGCGATGTCTTTCGCGATCCCGCCAAAAAAGTTCCCCACCGCCGCCGCCCGTGTCGCAATCCCTTCAAAGTCGTCCGCGAAATCACTCGCGGTCTTCGCGGCATCCTTAAACGACTTCTGAAACTCCGCGATCTGCGCGCTAACACGAACGACAAGGGAGGCATTCGCCATTTAGAGCCTCCCCCACGAGCGCTCGAGCTTGTTGCCGAAATCCTGCATCCGCCGAATGAAGTTCGAGGATTCCTCTTCAGTTGAGGGCCGGATGAACGGCCGCGCCGTCATCTTCACGGTGCCGTATTCAAGAAATCTCCAGTAAAACGCGCCTGCATCAATCGTGATCCGTCCGGTCAATCCAGGCGCACTCCAGCGCATGGCCATGCGAAGCCCTCCGGTGTCATGTGGGGCACGGGCCTGCATCTTGCTGAAGACAGCGAACGTCGATTTCGAGACGGCATCCTGGCTATGCGCTTTCGCCTGATCAGGCGCATCCGTAATGGCCCGCTGTAAGGCCTCCATGCCTTCGAGCTTCATCGTGATTCGCGTAGTAGCCATCGCTTTACCGGGTACCGCCTTAAGATGTTCGCTTGTCGCTCCAACTTCGCGCGATCCGTCTCGCTGTACTGCCCCGTCATCGCCGCCAACTGGATCACTAACGCCCGCCGCCGATCCTCCGCTCTGGCAAACGCCCGTTGCTTCATCCCGAATTCGCGAAACGTCAGCGACCAGAACAGATTGGGCGTGAGCTCCATCTCACCAATTCCGAACGGTTCCGCCCACTCGAGCCATTCCCGGAACGTGGGGACTACAACGGGTTCGTCGTCGTCGTCACCAGTTCCGGCTTCTCGTTTCCCCCCAGTTCATCCTCGGCGCTCTCATCACGAAAGAGTCCCGTCTCGTCCAGCGCGTCATTGATAGCGCGCCCGAGCAGACGCAGACTCTTCTTGTTGTCGATGTACGTGGTCAGCATGCGCTCTACGAGTTTCGGGTTGAGCGTGCGGTCCTCATGCTTCAACCCGGCCCAGAGCGAGACCACGAGCGTATTGATCCCAAGCTGCGTCAGGTCCGTCAGGATCTGCCCGAGCGGCCGACCATTAAGCGCCGCTTCCAGATCCCGGACCGCAGCGAGATCAAACTTCAGTTGCCGAGGTTTGTCGAAATCGATTGACACTGACATGAGGGGACGCCTTTCAAGTGCGGCCAGCGCCTAGTCACTGGCCGGAGTTGCGCTCGCGAGACTTAGTACTTCTGCATCGTGCCGCCAGTGCCGCCGACAGTCACCACCACCGGGATCGTGCCAGTCGTGGACGTCACCGCCGTGAATGGGAACGTGCCGTTGACCAACGGCGTGCCGCCTGTATGCCCGGCGATGGTCACGACTTCAGTCGCTCCGATCGTGATGCCGTGAGCCGCCGTCGTGAGGGTCGTCGGATCTCCAACCGATGACGAGGTCACCGCAATCGTTGAGGGCGGCGTGATCCACGTTCTCGCCGTCCGCGTGTTCACGCTCAGTGGGATGGTGAACCCGATGACCCCGTTCACTTCCTGGACCGGCCCAGACCAGGGACCGACGTTGAGGTCACCAAAGATCATGACCTTGCCGATCGCCGTACCCTCAGGGCTGTGCTGGTAGGCCACGTTCGGCGCACCACTCAGGGCGCTGAAGAACGTCTCCACCACCGAACTCCAGCGCCCACTGAGGTTGTAGGTCCGGCCGACCGCCCCATAGAGCGTGATTTTGGGGGCGATGAGGGCGCCCGGACTGAAGACGGTTCCGTCGAGTGAATCAGACGAGGCGTCGGCACCGAGATCGTTCAACCAGATCGCGGTCTCGGTCATCACCCACGTGGCGCTAGCGAGTTTGAATGAAAGTCCTGCTCCGCGAACTGCCATGATCGGCTCCCTACTGCAGGTAGAAACCTGCGTCCTCACTCGTGGGGAGCTTAGGCGACTCGCTCAACAAGCAGCGGGAAGGCTAAACTACTGACAACCCAAACATTACGATTAGACTTCTAACGCTTCCGGTTCATCTACCCGATCCGTCTCAAACTTCGAGACTTGTTCCTCTACGGTCATTAACACGCCACGATAGACGGCCAACACTTGCAACATCTCCCGACAGGCTGGAGAGGCCGGCTGCTTCCGGACCCACTTCTCAAACGACGTCGCCATCGCCCGATTGTGGCGAATCATCTGCGCGACAAAATGTACAGTGTCAGGCGTCAATGATCGATCGTCTCCTCAGGCTGACTCCGTATCCATTCGAATTCACACTGCTTGCACCGGCTGCGCTTCGTCCCGTCCAATGTGGACGTGTCCTGTATCCGTTCTGGTGACGCGCCACACTGTGGGCAGCTGCCAGGCTCCACAGTCTGGCCAGGCGAGAACCCGGTCTCTGTTTCTGCGGCCACAATAATGGCGTCCAAGTGCGCGCGCAGCGCATAGAGATGTGCCAGTCCCACATTAGGCGGTGTCATGGCAAAACACCCTCAAGATAGCGGGCCATTCCCGCGTCGTCACGCCGGCTAAAATCGTGATAATGGTCGGCTGCACCGTGAACTCGTCGCACCACGCCGAGCCATAGCCGGCCAGCGTCAGATCCGTCCCTTCGCGCAACACCGTCGCGACCTTTCCCAGAATCGCCAGCCCGCTGGCCTCGGTCCCTTGCCCGACCGCCTTGATCTGTATCGTGCAATCCCACCCATACCGTGATGACCCGACGACGCCCATCGTGTGCCATGGGATCTGCGTGCCCAACCCGATCGTGAGATACGGCATCGCCGACCCCTGTGGCACAGACCCTTCGTCGTAGATCGCTGGGAGCCCACCGAGGGTCTTGACGGCCAGGAGCCCAGTCAATGGCGCATACGCCGCCATCAGCGACTTGAGCTCCACATACACTGGACCCAGAACGACTTCTGATGGCATCGCCTAATTGCTCGTCACGCATGTCATGTCCAGCACATCTCGCCGATCACCAGGAATGATCGCCAGGATCTGGAACACCCGATGGGTGCAGCATTCCTCCCGCAGCACGTATGCCTTACTGATGTCTTCCCGATATCTGCATCCGACTGTATAGACAGTCTGAGCCTGCAAGCCGCCGAGTGCGAGGGTCTCGCGCGGNTGGAANGCCAACGGCAGGACATCCAGCGACATCGGCACCCGAGTATCCACGTCCACCGCTTGTGTCTCATCCAGCACGCCAAGCGGGGCTTGGATGGTCATCCTGTGGCGCAGTTTACCAATATCCATGTCACGCCGCCGGGAACATCACATACGACGAGATCAAGGCGTCGTACCCAAACGGAATCACCATGGTCGTTGGATTTTCAAAGTTCACCGCGCCGCGCTGCTCAGAGAAGTGGCCGATCAGCAACAGCATGGCCTGACGCAGATCGTCAGGAATCAATTCGGGCGACGTCCAGCCCGCCACAAACCGCACCCGGCCGGGCTGAAACGATCGCGTCCCGGTCGGCCAGGATCCGGTATCGGAGAGCGCAATCCGTCCCGGCACACTCGCGACATCCACGACGTAATTCGACGCGTTCCAGACCGTCTCGACGCCGGCGGGATCGGTTTGATTGACCGAGATCACCGATTGCAACGGCGGATAGGGCACCTGAATCGTGCGCGGGTAGTACCGAGGCCATCCAAAGTCTGACAACCCGTACGCGGGCGGATAGAACCGATCCAGAAAGAGATCCCAGGTCTGCGTCAGCAGCGCGCGCCCGGTATCCTTTTCAACCTTGGTCCTCGCCGCACGGATCCAGTTCTGCACGCTCACGTCTTCATCATCGATCACAATACGACAATGAAGCTTCGCCTCCTCGACCGAGAACGGCTCGAGAGGAGGAGGCGTGATCAGCGTGGTCGCGACATGCTGCAGCGCATCCCAGGTCATGCGCCCCTACGACTTCTTCTTACCTTTGGTTGCAGTTCTAGGTGTCGGCGCCTTCTCAGACTTTCCGACGTTCGTGTTCAGCACATCCGCGGCAGACTTCTGTTGCTGTTCGTGCTCGGCCTCGACCGCTTTGACCTTCGCGAGTTGAGATTTCTCGTGATCGCTGCCTTTCAGCGGCTTGACCTCGTCGTCGTTGACGACGTTCTCATCCACCACGCCGCTCGGCTGACGGACCGTGTTGATCGTCGGATCGTCATCCTCGAAATACTCAGCCACTCCGGCCGGGAGGGAGCCCTCCTGTACATTCGACAGGATCTGGCCGGCATAGTTCGAACCCCATTTCTTGAGCAATCTCGCCTTCATCAGTCGCCCCTTTCGTGAGGGTCGAGTCACCGCGCGTTCGGGTGACTCGACCACCGCATACTCCTCATCGTTCATAACTTACGTGGTATGAACACAGGCCACCACCGGGTTCGTGCCAGCATTCAGTAAGTCGCCGTCATACCGGGCAAACGCCAGGAATGCCGACTGGTGGAAGTCGATGAACCGATCATCCGACCGCAGCACCGTAATGTCCCGGACTTCCCGGATGATGTACTTCGACAGATCGCCGAACACGATCGACTTCACGCCGTTGGCCAGCGTGGAGACCATGCTGTTATTGATGACGTAGGGATATCCAAACAAGGTATCCGGAACGCTGGTGGCAAACGACGGCGCCCAGACGGGACGGCCAGTCGTGTCGGTCAACGCCTTGATCTTCGCCAGTGTGAGATCGTGCATCATGAACTTGGCATTCTGCCGGTATGCCACATCCACCGAATGCAGGAAGGCGACCAGGTTGGCATAGGCGATCGCGGTCGTGGAACCGAAGGACGTCGCCGTGCCGGTTGGCAGGTTCGATGCGGTGGCGCGGGTCACGATGCCCCACGGCATGGTCGTGCCGGTGCCGGTCGTGGTTTCGTCGTTGACGATACGTGCGATGCGCTCACCGAGTGCGGAACCAATGAACTCCGGGAGGTTGATCCCGGCGTCCTGCATCAGTTCGACCGAGACCAGGATCATCTTGGAGCTGTACTTGAACGCGCCGAGATTCATGATCGAGAACACGAGATCCTGTTGCGAGACCTGCGTATTTTCCGCGAGTCGCGCGCCCTTGTTGCTGGTGTCGTTCACGGTGGGGAACGGCAACGTGGCGCCCGTGTCGGTACGAATGATCGTCGCGACGGTGCCCGACAGCATCGGACCGAACCAGAGCCGCGCTCGTTCGAACTCTCGAATCAGTTCGGGATTGACGGTATAGCCGCCGGCGGTGGTCGTCAACGACTGCGCGCGCTGTTCGTCTGCCGCTCGTGTCTCCCACTCCTTGACGTCGTCCCAGCGCGTTGAGCGCATCTTGTAGCGTGGAAGACGAACGACGTACTCTCGTAGGTTCATGTCTACGCCCACACGCTTGGCGGCAGACACCATCTCGGTCGGGACGGACTTCTTGCTCTGGTTGAGCATCCATCCGCGGAAGGCCAGATCGGCGTCTTCGCGGCCACGGCTCAGCGAGGATTCATGCTCGCGCGTCTCGGTCTTGTTGGGCTCGGACCGCCGGCCGGTGGATTCGCTGAGCTCTTTTTCCGTTTCCTGCTGCTTGACGAGCAGGCCCACATGCTTGGTGATTTTCTCGATGTCGGCGTGGATGGCTTCGAACTTCTCTTCTTCTTCCTTACGGAGAGCTTCACGTCCGTCGGCGTGCGCGGCGTCAAGGATCTGCTTCGCCTCATTGGCGAGCGTCCCCTTTTTGTGGAGCAGATCTTGAATCGTCATCGGGCTTTCCCTTTCGTACTCGCCTGGGAAGCGCCCGAAAACAACACAGGGCGTAATCAACAGGCGAAAATGAATTCGCCATGTCGACCACGCCCTAGGTAGCCGGGGAGTGATGGACGGTTTATCGCGCGACGTCGCGAAGGGTAGCCTTACGCGAACACGCCACGCTCAATCAGAGTTAGAGACTATTATCAAGCCCTTCCAGTCTGCGACGATTTTTCTAATAGGGAAACTCGTATCGCATCCCGAACTACAGACGAGACGGACCGCCTCTCGTTTCTGGCAATCTGAATCAAGCGGTCCTGTTCCCGCTCAGTGACCCATGTGGTCACTGCCCCGCTTTGCGTGGAACCCTTGGGCCGTCCTATCGGGCGAGCTGGGTTCTGTGCCATTTCTGCCACCAGTCAATCGACCGTCCAGTCACGATTGCCTGTTCATGAAAAAACGTCTCCAGCGACCGCTGTGAGACGCTCACGCTTGTGGCCTCGTATGCGGCAAACGCCGTCAGCGAGACTTCTGTAAACTCCATATCACTAATCGTTCGGAGAGGGAGACCATCACTGCGAAGATCCCAATCCTCGCCATCTGGAAGCACCCTGAACGCGAATGACATACCGTCAACGTCGCCGCGCTGGATCGTTTCCAGCTGCGGTTCGGCCCATTGCGGCGGATCAATCTCTATCCTCAGCGCTGTCGCAGTTTTTCTCAGGAAGAGCGTTCCCGCTCTCGTATTCCCCAGAACAAGATCGCTATTGTGATTCCACAGCGCTTTCACTGATGCCCCGCTACGCATCGTGTGGTCCACGGCTTCGGGTAACACACGTTCCCGAAATTGGCCAATACGCGGATGGGTCATCACGCGCGACTCACTATTGAACACGATCGGGAAGCCGACAATACGGCGCCCCTCAGATCGATCCACCGTTGCGCGTGATTCACACGAACGTCGTTCGACTTCCGCGATCGGTTCTCTCGCCATGACTATGCGGTCCCTTCCGCGGCGCTCAACCACTGCTCAAAGGAGATCCCTGACCAGGTCGTGGGCTTGTTGTG